CCCGCGCGATCACCTGCGTATTAGACATAGCTGGGAGCCTCCTAACATTATTGCATTAGGTAGGCAAAGCGTTATACCTAGTAGCATAAAACAATCTGTTATACTGTAGTGTATCACTGTTTGGATTTGGTCTTGCTCTTAGCATTAGTGATATGCTCTTGTACTGTAGCTTTACTAGGGATACTAACAATAGTATGACCCATTGATTGCATCTTACGTTGAAGTACAATGTTCTCACCGTGATGAAGGATGGCACTCACTCGATTCATACCGCAGCCCATTAGCTTACCGATCTCACGGTAAGTCATTCCTTTAACTCTGTTGTGATAAGCTCTCTCGCAGTCGTATGTATCAATCCACTTAGCAGTCTCTTCTTCCTCGGTAATAGTCTCAAGCTTATCGGGATACTTTATCCAGCCTTTAGCAATAGCACTTAGCACAAGTGATGGTGCTTGATTTAAAAGGCTTAGTTTGCTCTGTGATTCGAGCAGATCATCCTTAGAGATCTCACCTTCTTGGACTTGACGAGTAAGGTATTTCTGTACGCCTCCCATATTACTGTTGGTTCTTTTCTTCTATGGCTTCGATCTGGTTGAGCAGATCAACGATAGAGTTATTGGATTGGATTAGCTCCATCTCAAGCTTACGAGCTAATGCGAATACAACGGTTAACGTTAGTATCGGGTAATGCTTCCTAAGCTTCTCAATCTCAGCGTCACAGCGTGGAGTTGCTGACTTAGTATCTTCAAAGAACTCTGCGGTAGTTGTCATGGTGTTAAATGGTTTGCTGTATATCAAAAAGGAATGTCGTCTTCAGGTCCAAGAGGATCGTTCGCTGATACCTTCTTGGTTGCTTGCTTAGGCTCACGGTTGTCTGTCTCTACATAGTTACCGAGGATAGGGCCTTTATGTCCATCTTGTCTGGCTTGCTTAGATACAGACTGAACAATCATCCCGTCGTTACCATACTGGTCGCGGCCAGCCTTATTGGTAATAAGAGCAATGTCCAAATACGTTCCAGCCTTACCTTTGAAGAGATGGGTCTTGTCTACTTTAGTAACGTCAATCTTGCCGGTTATCATGGTGTTTATGTTGGACTTAGGTCCGGTGATAGGTTGGCAGACTTGTTTAGGGGAGTCAACCTGTCGTTAGGTTTTTAAACTTAGGTATCCATACCGCACTCAGAGAACCGGCAAAACTGCCCATCGTAGAAGAGTTTTACCAGTCCGCACTCACCATCTCGCTGCTTGGCGATCACAATGGTTGCTTCTCCTTTAGGCTCTCGGCGGTCTCGGTCTAAGAGCATGACACAGTCGGCATCACGCTCAATCTGACCGGAGTCAGCGAGATCGGTAAGTCTGGGTTGTCTCCCCTTATCCTTCTCGTTCTCGCGGTTCAACTGAGCAAGACACAACATCGCAACTCCAGTTTGGACGGCAATGTCTTTGAGCTTACCACTTACCTCTGCGACCTCGTAGGTGCGTTTCTCTGCTCGGTCTGCGGCTTTGATCTTTTGAAGGTAATCTATGATCACCAGCTTAACCCCATGCTTGCGTACTGCTCGACGTATGTTTGCGGTGATGGAGGCAATGCTTTGAGAGCTAGAACCATCGAGGAACCATAATGGACTGGACGCAATCTTTGCAGACGCTCCACTCATCGAGCGCATATCACCTTCGGAAAGATCACCGCTTTTTAGGTTTTGCATTGGCACTCCACCAATAGAAGCGACTGATCTTCGGAAGATTGATTCCTTACTCATCTCAAGCGATATGAATAAGGTTGGCACTCTTGCTTGTATTGCTGCGGCTTCTGCTATTGCAATGGCAATTGCAGTTTTACCGATAGAGGGACGAGCAGCAATGATTGCCATCTCTCGCAACTGCAAACCATCAGTCATCTGGTCCAGCCGATAGAATCCAGTCGTGATCCCGCTCAACGTACCTTTGCGAGCAAACCTCTCCTGCATTTGGTCAATAAACGTACCGGCAACTTGCTTTGAGGTTGAGAGAGTCTCACGGGATAGCTCAATGCTGAGTCCAGACTCGGCATTAGAGACGATTTGATCCGGCTGGAGTGTCAAGACAGCGGATTCGCGAATCAATCGGTCTCCGGTCAATCGTAGCTGGCGACGATGAGCGGCTTCGACAACACCTTTGACGTAGTTGGGGAGATTGGCTGGTGATGGGCAAACTTCCATCGCTTTGTTCCAGTCTTCAAACGGGATCGGTTGATTGCCGTTAAGCTTTTTCCATTCCTTACCAAGCTCGGGTAATGATATTTGCCTATTCTGTTGGCTTAGAGACCTAATCGTCTCGTATGTGTCTCTAAGCGTATTGGTCTCTATCCATTCGCTTTTAACTTCAGCGAATGCGTCAGCGCAAGTGTCGAGGGTTCCGGTAAGACAAGCTCCAATCAAACCAAACTCGTCGTCTTCAGCGAAGAAAGCGTCGTTCACAGAGAATCCTTCCAGTCAATCTGCTTCTTGTGAGCAGATGCAATTGGAAGGGATTGCTGAGAGTCATCGTCCCCAGACTTACAGCGATCAATCTCGGTGTTCCAGTTGTTAAGGAGGGTTAGGATATCCTTCCTGCGATACTTGTTCTTGGATTCGTAGCGAGCATCCAAAAGCTGCAAGTCTGATTCTGGAGTCTTGAGCTTCACAATTGGCTTGAGAGCTTTGAGTTCTTTCTCGGTCCACTCAGTGTTCTCTCTGCGAGAAAACCATTTGTTGATCCGAGAGCGAAGCGAGTCGGAGTCTGGATCGGTATCGGAGTCGGAGTCGGAGTCGGGAGCATTTGTTGGGACTTGATCTCCGTTGTAAACATATGTTTGCAGACGCTTACATACTTCTGAAGATGGAGACGGATGTTTGCTTGTCTTTGCTCTTCCCTGCTCCCACTTGGCAAGTTGAAGATACTTCTTACCATCAACTTGGTAGATGGCGAGCAAACCGACAGATTCAAGTTCAGACAAGATCGCTTCCGTTTTCTTTTCGGATACACGATCAAGCTGGAGCGGGAATAGCGCGGCTCTAAGAAGTTGCGTTGATGCTGAGTGTCTCCCGAAATCGTCAACTCTGTTAAAGAGCCTCCGCAGGAAGACTTCAGCTTCCCATGATAGGCTGTTGATCGCTTCGGATTCTATCGCTGATTCTCTGATGTATCTATTCGGCATGATGAAACCAAAATCCCCACTCAGCCCGTGGTGAGAACTCGCGCAGAACCAACGCGACGTACACGGGAAGAGTGGGGAGAAATTGGGTTAACATGGGTTCTGATTTGACATCAACGCTTGCTTCTCACGGCTCGCGCTGACTGCTTACTTCTAACTCTGGATCTGCGGTTCGTCCAGCACAAACTTATCAAAGAACTCAGCCTTTGGTCGAACGTAGAAGATCTCTCCTCTTTGATAGATCACGCAGAGTCTCTTGGTCTCACCGATCCTTAGTTGAGCTTCGGCAACAAACTCAACCTCAACGGTTGGCTTAGTCTTTGACAGGTATTTCATCTATTGGCTTGTAGTGTGGTGTTGGGTAGTTGCCGCGAGTTTTGGTGTCGATACGAAACTTTTTGGTTTCCATCAATCCAAGTTTGACTGACTTGTTGAGCACAAGTCCAGCAGCGTTAGGGGACAGCTTCCAAAGATCAGACCATTGGTTAGCGGTCAACCATCCCTCTGGGACGCTCTCTGCTTGATGTTGGATTGCTGACCTCAGCCGCTTTAAAAGCTCGGCAGATGCCAATTCTGTTCGTTCTGGGGCCATTGGTGCAGGTATAGTTGCGCTGAGTTATCTGTGTATTCTCCAAATACGATCCCGTGAGACCAAGCTAAGGTTGATCGTCGTTTTCCTGCGTAATCCATTGACGGAATATCCGCCAACGTTCCGACACAAAAGCCAATTGGATTTGACTGGTTGCGACCAGTCGCTTGACCGGCTCGATGAGCATGAGCCACAACACAGTTACCAAATGTCTCGGCTGAATCACGAATGAAGTTTTCCCCATAGAGCACTCCATGTCCCCAACTAAAACCGCCCAACTTATAGAATGATCTTTCAAGACAGTCATGGGTCTCAATAAACGTATGGCAGTGTTTGTTAATAGGCTCAACCATTCGTTCCCATACAGCCTCCGCAAATCCTCTTACAACAGCGTTATGGTGATTGAGATACTTCCTAGCTCGCTCATCGTGATTTCCCAATGTAAACACCGTTGGGCGCAACTCATTGAGGAACTTTACTCCCTCTTGGATATCATCAAGATAATCGTCCGCTTGATCCGAGTCGTTCGGGTTTTGGAGTGAGCCAGATCGCAATGAGGCAAGATCGAATGCGTCCCCTAAATGGATTATCTCGTCTGGTTTGAATTTCTCGCGGAACAAAAGCACCGCAGCGAGTGCATCTGGATTGGCTCGGCTCCCATGACTGCAACCAATCGCCATAACTCGACGGTGGTGCTGAGTGATGTTCACAATGGGCAATAATCATAAAAGAAGAGCAAAATCAAGACACACTCGCGTTGATTAGGTTAATTCAAGCGCAACTTATTGCTACGAACACTCCAAACCCAAAAGTAAGAAAC